AGACTGCTGAGTGTTTTGCTGACTGATTCTTTCAGACTTAGCTTTCTCTCTTTTATCCTCTCTACCTTTTAGTGCATTGTCTTGAATGTTCTTTAACTCAAGATTGTAGTTGAACTCTTCAGCCATTAGCTGACTCTTCAGCTTAGCTTCGTTATTCATCTTCTCAATCTCAAAAGCTATCTCTGCCTGCTTCAACTGCATCTTAGCTTGAATCTCTGCTTGTTGCTTTTGCATTGCAGTTTGTGCTGCCATCTGCTGAGATTGCATATTAAGCTGTGCCTGATGAGCCTGCATCTCCTGTTGGTCACGCTTATCTTTCTCAGCCTTTTGAACTCTCTTAACCTTTAGCAACTGAGTGGCAAGCTTAATGTTTTTAATCTCTCTAATATCAATGGCATCTTCAAGATTAATATCTTGTTTCTGTAATGCCATCTGAATATTGGCTTCGAGTTGAGCTTTCTCCTCTTCGTCAGGAGATACTTCAATAAAGATACCAAAGTCGTAGATGTATAAATCAGAGATATCTCCGAGTATACTTACATTGTACTTTCCTATCTTGTTTACGAAGTCATCTGCAAAGTCTGCGTACTCTAATATGTCAGCAACTCTATATGTAAGAGCTTCAGATAAAGTTCTAAACACATAAAGACTTCCGTCTAATATATGTCTTGTAGCTGTATTTGAATTCAATGCCGCTAACTTCTGTAGCCCAACCAATGAGTTAGGGTCAGGAGTTGATGCGTCTCTTGCTTCGTTAAGACCTGTGACTGTACGAATCATATTGAGATAATGATTGTAGTTTGCTAACAGCATCTGAGTCTTGCTTCCTCCTGAGTTAGATGTAAGCTCCTTGATAGGAACCTTACCCTGATTGTAGTCGCCGTCTTGAGTGTAGCTTCTACCTATAACACTACCTGTTTGGAAATATAACCTCAGTGCATCTTCAGGATTGTACGCCGCTCCTGTCCCAAGGTCTACCTCATTGAGTCCATCAGCATCTATGTACACACCATCAGGTACTACACGAGATATAACCTGCTGTAGTTTCAGGTGTGTCATCTGAATCAAATCAGCAAAAGGAATCATTCGTCTAACCAAAGACTCTATCACTCCTTTGTACATTCTCGGCGCAACAGCAACATAGTTAGGTAACGCGTGCTGACTTGCAGACTTTGGTCGTACCATATTCTGAGCCAACTCCCACTTGAGTAGAATGTTTGTTCCCATAACCATAACACCATCATACCATACGTCAATGGTCTTCTCTATCTTCTCGAATCTTCCTTCCTCCATCATATCCGTTGGAGGATTGAATTGGTCGTCTTTCTCTATAACCTTACTACCACCTGTCTCAAGTAGTTTCTTCTTATAGACCATCTTCTTGGTGGTCTTATAATTGAAGTACATCACAGTAACAGTATCTCTATAAAAGATATCATTCTCATAATATTGTGCGACATTGTAGTAGTCGTACCAACTTTGGCTGTACTTACTAATCTCTTCTAAATCTTCTTTTGTAAGTGAAGGGTCTATCTTTAATAGCTCTGTAATCGGTAGAGTCTTAATCTCTCACCAATAAAAACAATCTTTAAAGTGTGGGTCCTCGGTGTAGCTATACACCACATTGGCAGGGTCTACATATGAAACCTTCACACCTGAACCTTTAAGGAACTCGTGCTTGGTTATACCTATACCTAACACAGCTAAATCATAATCGACACGCTTTCTTAGGTCAATGTATTTGTTCTCTTCAAGTATTGTATTGATTGCCTCCTCTTCTGCTATCTCTATTGCAGGCTTATAGTTAAGCTGCATATACAATGACATCTCCTCATCATTTGCAGGAAGCTCATCGGGGTCCATAATAAATGGGTCTGCACCTGTTTTAGCTTGTGTAATCTCAAGAGTATCCTTTGCCACCATCTGCCTGCGTATCATATCCTGATACTTGTTTCGTTTAGACTGAGACAAAGCATCTTGAGCATATGCTTTTACTTTAAATAATCTATCAGACATACCGTTAACAACGATATCAACAAACTTTGGAATCACAGGAACAGGTGTCCAATCTAAGTTGAGATAGGATAAGTCACCATCAATGGCGAGCTCGTTTTTATATTTTGCTATTGACTGCTCTCCTCTTGCGTACAGTCTTAACTTGTGGAAGTCTCTCCATTGGTTATAATATCTGCATTGGTTTCCATCTCTTTTAAACCATTCATACTGAATGGCTTGACCAATTTGTAATCCAAATTCATCCGTAGCTTTCTCAGCATCGGAGACAAATTGGCTTGGGAACCCAACAGATGTTATATTAATTTTTACGTCTTTCATCTGATTATTTGACTTAATGTTCCTGTATTAGTATACCTTGCAAAGTTAATCTTTATTTTTGACTCTTTTTTCTGCGGTGTATATAAATGCTTTTGACAAGCCATTATAGCAAGACCTGAGCTTATTGAGGCATCGAACTTTGTTCGGTTACTTATATCGAACCTCGCCCAATCTTCAAGGGTCCTTATGAACGGCATAGACCCCATATCATCAGAATCCCTGAATGTGCCCTCCATATCTATACCCACATACTTTTCTATGTAAGACTCAATAGCTGCCGCGTGAGCTTGTTTTACATCTTCACTTGTGTTAGGTATTCCTCCTAACTCTCTTTCTGTCTTAGAGAGCTTGTTATAGGTCTTATCGGGACGATTCATACAGAATCCTCTATAGCCTCTATTCTTAAAATGGTATAGTAATCTCGGCTTGTTGTTCTCTACAAGTATCGGCATACCATAGAACACACACGCCATCAATACCTCCTCAAAGAATATCTCTGCTGTCTGTGGTCTTGCAACATACTCCAAGAAAAATTCATTAGAGGGGGCATCATCCATATTGAATTTAGTTAATCCGTGCAAAGCTCCGTTAGACCCACCCCCTCCTACTGTTCCTGAAATATCATATGAGTCACACCCAAAGGCTCCTATATGTTCGTTGCCCGGATACTTGACTCCATTTCTTATCTGTATCTTGTTATTAAGTCCCCTCATTGGAGTCCAAGAAACCTTGAACCTGCCACGTTTATCAGGAGACCATATAACCTCTGTGTCTTTTATTCCGTCCTTCCAATGAAAAGAACCTCTCGTTATGTAGTGCTCTTTTATCATTGATTCGTTGTAGTCTATCTGCTGATATATCTTTGTTAGATTAAACAAAGATTGCTTGCTCTCATCTCTGAAGGCGTGTGATTCGTTTCTTGGGAACTGACGGTAAAACTCATTAAGAGCATCAGCATCTGACTTCAATGACTCTACCTCTCCCTCCCAATAATCAATAGCACCATTCTTTATAAGCTCTCCATCAACTCCCAATACAGGGAACTTAGGTTTTCTAAGAACAGGCATTCCATATATATCTATAAAGCCCTCCATATTTACTTCCATAGGAAGAAACAACGAGTACATTCCGCTTTTCGTTTGACCGTTAGCGTTTCTTACAGTGACATTGGAGTCTTCATATAAATTTTTAAAATTAGAACCCCCCTTATCCAATGCGTTTGACGTTGACCCCATCAAACACTTACCAATAATCTTGCTACCTAATCTAAGGCAGGTCTTTGTTACTCGCCAATTGCTAAGGATATTGTTTGGTTTTATCCATTTACCACTCTCATCGTGTACCAACAATTGAAGCTTCTCACCATCGTAGCTGTTGTCGTCAGTGTTCTTCCAATCTATTGTGGTGTCAAGTCCCTCTATCAGCTCATCATCTACGTCATACATATTCTTCTTTGTAATCTTAGATGCAGGCACTCGATACGCTAACTCTGTCTTTGGTTTATCCATACCATCCATAATCGGCTTGAAAAAGAATGGTAATCTGTTATTTATAGGAACAACTTTATCTGTAAACATCTTCTTTGCATCGGCTCCTGTTTTGGAAAGTATTCCAATCCTTGAGTCTCTCGCTAATGTTCCTGTGTTAACACATTCCGATGAGCCCATAAACGAAAAACCTGAACGTCTAATCTTTAGGTATATCATACCAAAGCATCTACTATCAGCTTTACACGCTTCCCAAAACAAAAAGAATATTCTATTGGCTTCACGGTAATCGGGGTATCCTACATCTATACTCGTCCATTGTAGGTACATATAGTGAGAGCCTGTTATGTATGTCGGTTTACCATTATTCATAAACCACACACCATACTCTCTTTTGTCAAACTCAGACTCTATGTAATCAACCCACCTATCCTTGAAGTTAGATGGCATTTCGTTCCATTGGAATATAGACTGTATCCTTGAAAGTTCTTTTGGTAGTTCCTCTCTCTCCCAATACTGCTCAGACTTTTTTGAGTGTCGCTGAAGACACTCTTTAGGTTTTAATGGCAGACCTATTATCAGTCCTGATATATTTATCACTTCACCTATCTGTCCGCTTTTAGATATAATAACTAAGTCATACTTGTCATCATACCCATACTTCCAACTCTTGTTTTTATTCTTGTTGGTTAATACGGCTTTAGGAATGTAATCCTCTAATACGCTATATAAATTATTTTGACCTTCGCTCTGCAAATCCCTGTTTTGTTTTTCTGTTATCGCTACCTTTGCTACTTAATTCTAACGCTTCTTTCTCTGATTCTATACGATTCAATATCTCAAAAGCATCAAATATCGCTAACTTTTTTGTAGCTGCTGCGTTCTTTAGTCTATCCGCAGCTAATTCGTCTTCAGGGTCAGGTTTGATTATTTCTTCTTTGGCAACTTTTATAAGCTGCTCTACAGCTCTTCGTCCTGCGTCAATTATATTTTGTTTTAATTCATTAGATGTCATAGCAGCATTGTTATCTGATGGTCATACATTCTATAAAGTTTTTCACCATCTACATTAAATTCATATTCACTATCAGGCTTAAAGCTAACTTTATCACCCGCATTTACTCCTAACTTTTTTAAGTATCTATTAACATACTTCATCTCTCCCACTAACGGCTCCTCACTAAAAGGTTTGTATATGTAAGACTCTTCAGCAGGACAAGGCTTAACAAAGCAGTACCTATCGTATGTGTGCCACTTACCATTCTTTTTGTACATATAAAATTGGTCGGGGTCTATAAGAAAGTTATCGTCCTTCAAAAAACTTTTACCACTTTGCCTACGACCTTTCATATCGTTGTAGAACTTAAACACATTGTGATGAACCAAAAGAATATCTCCCGGTTCTATATCACCATCATAAGATAGGGGTGTTGCTAATACCTCAGCATATCTGTTTGAGAACTTGTGGTCCTCTTCAGATGTGCTTACAATAAAATCCACGCCCCCAATCTCCTTGGTATTGTCATACCGTTTTCCGTTTATTGGCTTTACTATGAATTGATGAGGTGATTTCAAAAGTTTATATTGTATTCTACAGAGATAGGTAGATTACAATTAAGCTCTTTCCAAAGCATTACTACATCTCCCTCTATCTCTTGGATGTATATTTTGTATGAGTTGTCTTTAAGATTACGCTTTATGAGATGTATGACGTAAGAACCGCCTAAAACTTCCTGCCCTATAACATAGTGCATTGCAGATTTATAGTCAGCCCCTATTGATATTTTTCTAATGTCCATTTACGCTTTTATATCTCCATACAGATACCATATGTCTGTATCTGTTTTTACAAGTTCAGCTACTGAATATTGATGGCTTAGCTTATCGTGAGATTGAGCAGACCTTAGCGTTACACCTACCGCTCCTGATACTGTAACCGCTCCTGAACCTTCCTGAATGACAATTATTTTAGTTCCAACAGGAAATGCTGTCGTAGCATTTGCAGGCACAATAACATCTGTAGCTAATGCTGATGTAGTTAGAAGAACACCACCTTGGTTTATCAAAGTTAAAGTAAACGATGTTGAGCCCGTAGCTCTAACTAT